GAGCCCGGATTTTGGGAGGCCACACGAATAAAGACGTTGTGTACGAACTGCAATCCTTGGCTGATAGGTTTGATGGACTGAATGAGGCAGTGTCCAACATGAAGGTTGTGCTGGATTCCGGCGAACTGGTTGGAGCCACTTCCAGTAAAATGGATAGCGCTCTCGGCACTCAAGCAATGAGGAAAGGAAGGGGGAATTAAATGTACCACTCGATCACAATCGGTAACAAAAACACCTGGGACGATTGGCATTTAATTCCCGCCACTCGTCCTCTTTTCAATCCGCCTACTGTAAAAACCAACATGGTGAACATCCCTGGCGGGGACGGTGTGCTCGATCTGACCACCGCCCTCGCTGGGCGTCCCACCTATAACAACCGAACCGGCTCCTGGACCTTCTATGTCCAGAACGGGTTCAAGGATTGGTCGGCGCTTTATAGCGAGATCATGGTCTATCTACATGGCCAGGAATTCAAGGTCGTTCTGGAGGACGACCCGGCTTATTACTATGAAGGGCGTTTCTCTGTCAACCAGTGGAAGTCCGATAAGGATTGGTCGCAGATCGTTATCGACTATAACGTCGGCCCTTACAAGAAGGAAATCAACAATACTGGTTCTGACTGGCTGTGGGACCCGTTCAACTTTGAAACGGGAATCATCCGCAACTATAAGAACCTGTCTGTTCTCACATCGCTGACTGTGGTGGTGGAAGGCGACATGATGGATTCTATTCCTGTTATCATTTGCTCTGCTTCCGGCATGAGCGTGCAGTATGAGGGAACCACCTACAGCCTTTCCAAGGGAGCGAATACCAATCCCAACATCGTGCTGCACAGCGGCGATAACACGCTGATCTTTTATGGTCAGGGGACCATTACCATTGAGAATACTGGAGGTCGGTTGTAAATGTTCTACATCTACGCCAATGGCAAGTCCATTTATCAGCCGATGGACAACACGCTTTCGCTGTTTAGTCCCAAGCTCACGCTGGAGATGGGCAAAGCTGGTTCGCTCCAGTTCCAGATTCCTCCGAGCAATAAATACTATAATGCTCTTCCGCAGCTGACGACAACGATTACTGTGGAAATGGATGACATTGAGATCTTCCATGGTCGCGTGCTTACTAACAACCGGAATTTCAACAATGTCCGGACCATCTACTGCGAAGGCGATCTGGCCTATCTGGTTGACAGTGTTCAGAAAGCTGAGAAGTACGACGGTAAAGCGCACGCACTGTTTCGTAAGATCATCGCCGCGCATAACGCCAGAGTGGAAGCATCCAAGCGGTTCACCGTTGGCAACATTACCGTGGAAAATCGGGACGTGCTGCTGACTGGTAAGTCTGACGACATCCAGGATGCTGAAACCGGCAAGTTCGATTACAAGCAGATCGCTATCAATTCCATTGCGGACGAATGGCAGAACACCTTCGATTTCATCGAAACCTGTCTGATCGACTACACCGGCGGCTATCTTCGGACTCGCCGTCAAAATGGAGTTACCTATGTCGATTTGCTGGCCGATTATGGCACGACCGCCACTCAGGACATCGAATTCGGCAAGAATCTTCTGGATTTGACTGAAGAGGTGTCGGCTGAGGATGTGTTCACGGTGCTGATCCCGCTTGGTGATGAGAATCTGACCATCGAATCTGTAAACAATGGCAGTGATGAGCTGGTGGATGCTGCCGCGGTGGCCCGTTATGGCCGCATTGTCAAGACCCATGTCTTTGACAGCGTGAACGACCCAAACACGCTTCTTGAGAATGGTCAGCGGTTCCTGGCGAGCAACGTGAATGTGCCGGTGACGATCACCGTGAAAGCGGTGGACATGCACCTGGTCGATCCGAATGCCAGCCCGATCTTTGTTGGGGATAAGGTTCATGTTACGTCCGTTCCCCATGGTATGCTTGATACGCTTACCTGCACCAAGATCGAGTACGACATGGAGAACCCCGCCAACAACACCTACACCTTTGGCACTCCGAAGCAGAGCCTGACCGAACGTTATCGCAAAGATAAAGCAAAGCAGGACAGCGAGCAGAGCCATGGTGGCGGAGGAGGAGGCGGTGGCGGTGGTGGCGCCGGTGATGCCGCTTCCGAAGAAGCGCAGAAGAAGCTGGATGAATTCTTTGATGCATGGATCAATGTCGATCCAGAAGCCGCCCATATCGACCTTGGAACGCTCTACAAGAAATACGATCAGGACCGGCAAACGCTGGAATCCTCCTGCGGTATTTCGCTTGATGCTCCGACCGGCAACATCAACATCAAAACTCTTCGCAAAGAGTTTGACGATATGGGTCAGGTGCAGAAGGAACAAGCGGCCTATATCGACTTGCTCAACAATGAGCTTGGCGCTCGTATTGACCTGGTTGCTTCTCAGCATCAGACGTTGGCTGATCTGGAATCTTCGCATTATGCGCAGCTGACCATCGTTACCAACGATCAGGAATCCAAGATCGCAGGCAACACCGAGAGTATCAAGAAGCTCGATGGCCAGATGACCGAATCCAGGACGAACATTACTCAGCTTTCCAACGATTTGCAGGCGCAGATCAATCTGGAGGCTGAGCATAAGAAATCGCTGGATAACCAGATCACCACGACCAAGACCAGCATTCAGCAGGTTGCGAATGATCTGGCTGCACAAATCAAGTTAGAAGCAAGCCATAATTCCAGCCAGGGTACGAAAATAGCTGCTATTGAAGCGAAAGCAGATGCGAATGAATCAGCACTCACATTGAAGGCGGACAAGACCACCATTAACTCAAAAATTACCAAGATTGAAGGTCGTTTGGAGTCTGCCGAGGCTAATATTACGACGCTGACTGCTGATATGGCGAATGTTGAGACCTTGATTGCTAATAAGATTAGTGCCATCACACTTAGTTCTCTGATTGCGAAAGCAACAGTTATTCAGGCGTCGATTGCTATCTCTTCAGGTATCAGCATTAGTGCCCCATTGATCAGCGCTTCAACCTCTATGTCTGTTGGTGGAAAAGCCGTTGCAACCAAGGAGTATGTGGATGGTAAAATTCCAAGTTTGGATGGATACGCAACTCAGAAATGGGTTGAGGATAAGAAGTACCTAACTGGTATTCCCGGAACATGTAATGCTTCTGTGGGGTTTTATGCGCCATATATTAGGGCAACTTCTGGTATGTCTGTTGGTGGAAAAGCTGTCGCAACTCAGGAATGGGTGACAAGCCAGCTTGCAAGCTATGCGAAATCAGATCATACGCATAGCGGGTATGCTTCCAGTACGCATAGCCATGCTTGGAGTTCTATCACTAATAAGCCGAGCAGTTTCACGCCTTCTTCTCATAAGCATAGTTTCAGCTTTAATATTGGACATACCCACACTTATACCAAGCCGAGTAGTGGTGGCACCAGCGCGAATACCGGTGGTATGAGTAAGAATTATAATGTAAGTGGTAATACCGCTTCTAACTAAGGAGGTAGATTCATGCAGACTCTTTATGACTTCGGGATCGAAGTGCAGAAGATTCGGGAAGCAATCGATAGCATTGAAGTAAAAGGTGCTAAGAATGCTTCTTTGCTTACGTATGCTTATAGTAAGTGCAACGATATTATCAATTCGATCAATGAAGTGATTGAAAAAGAACAGAATACTCCTCCTGAGACCGATGATGAACTGTTCGAGGATCGGTATGGTGAGACCGACGAAACAATCATTATGGAGGAGGAAGGTGAAATGAATGGCGAGCCGAATTCAGGAACTGCTCCATGAGATCGAGATCGCCATTTATGGCGAACAGGTTCGTGGAGCAATCCATGATGCAATCGAGGAATGCTATACGGATGTTTCGACTGCGACCACTTCCTGTGATGCCGCTACCGCTTCCGCTAATCAGGCCGCATCCAACGCCAATGCACAAACGGCTTTGGCTCAGACTGCGACCACGAATGCCAATAGTGCCGCATCCGCTGCCAATACGGCGGCGGGTTCGGCTAACTCGGCAGCTCAGGCGGCTAATGATGCTGCTGATCGAGTTGATACCGCAATTACCAATGCGAATTCGGCAGCGACGAATGCGAATCAGAAGGCAACTGCGGCTAATACAGCTGCTACAGATGCGAATTCAGCAGCTGCCGCTGCAAATAGCGCTGCTGCCGCCGCTAACGCTGCTGCACAAACAGCTACTACCGCAGCCACTAATGCTAATACAAAGGCGTCTCTGGCTGATACTAAAGCTGGTTTAGCAGACACAGCTGCAACTTCGGCTAATGCTGCCGCTCAGACTGCTAATACTGCCGCAGGTACCGCTAATACTGCAACGACTAATGCAAATGCTGCAAGAGACGCGGCTAATAATGCCGCTTCTGCTGCAACCACTGCGGCTACTCAGGCGAATACTGCTCGGGACGCGGCGAATACTGCTGCTTCCGGAGCGAACTCTGCCGCCTATGACGCAAATGCCGCAGCCGCAAGAGTTGAGAGCACTATTACGGCGGCTCAGAATGCTACAACTGCCGCCGATACGGCC